CTCGTCATAGAGATTTAATTCCCATGAGGCACGACCATCAATATACGCCATAAGGTCTACAGCTTTGCCATCTAGGTGTTTTGAAGAAAGTGTTTTACTTGCGCCTTTGGCAACTAATTGTTTCTGAGTTTCAAGACTTCTCATGCCACATATACATCCAAAATCAATCTTGGTCTTCTGTATTGCTAGTTTGACTGTCTCTTGTAGAGCTTCGTCTACTCCTTCGAGCTTTTGTAAGCTCCTCTGACTTAGTTTGAACATCTTCTTCCTCTTTCTTTTGAATATAATCAACCCACTCAAGGTTCATATCTGACGAAAAACGACAGTAATTACATACGCTGTCTTCATCCTCTAATTGATGACCACAGACGTTACATTTAATTTGTGTCACTTAGACTCATTCTTTAAGGTTATTTCTTGCTACGCCTTTAAACTTCTCAAAGCTTCTACTGGCTGATAATCCAAGCAATGATAGAGTTAGCGTTAGAAGACCCTCTGTCTGTATCTCTGGAAGGGGTATATCTGCACCACTTACAACCACAATCCAATTAGCGATAGGCGCAAGGAAAAAAGACCAAAATAACCCCAAAGCACAAATCCACATTATCGCTGGGCGTGCCCCAGCTACAAAGATACTGGAGTGTTTGGCTTGTGCTAGGTTTATATCTGCTTGTGCCTTTTGCAGTCCAATGATGGATTGCTCTAGTTGTGCCTTAAGTTCATTAGACTTGTCTTTATCTTCGACAAACTTATCAACTATTGGCGCAACAGAACTCAGTATTGTTGATATCATGTCTTTTTCTTTTTCAATAAATCAGCATCAGCTTTTCTTGCGCCACCTTTGCCACTAACGAAAGAGTTAACTCTTCCTCTGCTCCACGCTGTCATGGACACGTTTTTGCTCCCACTGCTTAAGTATGCCCCTTTGCCCCTCTGTAGTACCTTCTTAAGAGTGGTATAAGAGAATTTACTATTTGCTGCTTTGTTTCTGAGAAACGTTTCGTCAGACTGGCTAACTTTACCGCTTCCTTTTCCTTTTGGCTTGTTTGGCACGACTTTCACTCACTTTCTTAATGTTGATGTATTCGCCTCGTCTATACTTCTCTCTCGTATCAAGTATTTCCTTCTCTTTTGCCTTTTTGTTTTTTGCGCCTGTAAGGTACTTCTTAGGTA